AAAAAAAACTGATAAAAATAGTTTTCAAAAAAAAACAAAAAAAAAAAAATACAAACAAATCTCTATAATAAATAGTATGGTTTCAAAATTTAAACTAGCATTAACATTGTTAATGATTTCTTTAGCTTCTATAGGAACTACAAATGCTCAAGTAGCATCAGTAGGAATGGATTTTGATGATTTTGTTGAACAAATACATAATACAGCTGGTATAGGTAATAACCCATTAACTTATAAAGAACAAAGAGAACTAACATATAATTGGGAATTAAATACTAATGATCCATCACATACATATGTAACTGGTTATTGTGCGGTACAGTCTGCAGTAACAGCTGGATTATTAAATGAACCTGAATATAGACAACTATTAGTAAATGCAGGCGAAGTGTCTAAAATTGACGAGGAAATTAAAGAAATTAGTAATTATACAAATAATCCTAATAATACTAATAAGAATTTTGAACGTCTAAAACATTATCTTAATTCAGGAATTGAAGATTCAAGAAGATATCCAAAATTATCAATCAAAAATAATAAACGTATTAAAAAAGATGCGATTCATCCTGGTGCTATGTCAGGATTTTCTTATGCAGCAACACTTTCTTTGGTAATAGTAGCAACTAGTTTTGAAATACCAGGAGATCTTATGGGAGAAAGCAATATATCAAAGCAATACGATATAGATTTTGCTACACAAGAAATGATTGATATAGTTCAACAAAAATTAGTAGAAGATAGAAATTTTGCTATACAAAAAAAAATAATAAAAGAAAACGGTGTTATTAGTGGAGTTTTAATATATCCAGGTCATGCTATGACTGTAACTGTATTACCGTCTGGAGCATTGGTTTTAAGAAATGCAGATCCGTTACATTTATGGACGACTGGAGATTGGTTATCATATAAACCTCCATTGAGCATAGATTTGAATGATGAATCATCTCCTGGATTTGAGAGAACTATCTATGAATGGAAAAAATTAAATAAAAATATTAATCCTATAACTAGAGGAGCAAATCAATTTATTGATGATTATAATATTAACATAAAACCATATGGAGCAAATAATACATCTATATTATCATATATATCTAAACCATTAAATTGGTTAGGAGAAACAACTATTTTACCAGCAAATACAGGAAATATGCCCAAAGATTCATTATCACCATTTTTGTTTAATTCATTAAGACATGTTAAATATAGAGATATTAAATTAGTTGGGTCAATTAATTCCCCTAATTTTACCCCCAATAAATCTTTAGCAAAAAAAACATCAAACCATAATAACTATTTTCAACACTACTATGATCAGGAACCTAAAACATATTTAGCTAAAAAAAAATATGTAAAATGTAAAGGCTTACAAAACAAAAAAAATTTGTTACAATGTATTAATAAGATAGATGAAGGTAATATTTTAAGTAAAAAAATGGGACTATTCACTTTAGGAGAAAATGGTGGTGAAGAAACAAAATTAATGATATCAGAACTAAAACATGTCCCCCCTAAGTTATCAGAATTAAGAAATAAATCAAACAAAACTAGAGAACAATTAATGAGAAATTTAAGGAAACAGAGTAAAATAGTAGCAAATACGAAAAAATCTCATACATATAAAACAGCTCAAATACGATAACTATATTATTTCTTTTAAAAATCGGCATTAAGATCAAAATTATGAACATCGGTATTTTGTGTTCCAATATTGGCTTTAGAATAATCCATTACTCTTTTTTCAAAAAAATTAGTTTTTCCTTCTAATGAAATCATTTCCATAAAATCAAATGGATTAGAAGTATTATATATTTTTTCATAACCTAATTGTAAACTTAATCTATCTGCTACAAATTCTATATATTGAGCCATTAATTCTGAATTCATTCCAATTAATTTACATGGAATTGAATCAATAATAAATTCTTTTTCGATACTAACTGCTTCTTCTATTATTTCTTTAATTGTATCAAAATCTAATTTATTTTCTAAAAGAGAATAAATTGCTACAGCAAAGTCTGTATGCATTCCTTCATCGCGACTAATTAATTCATTACTTGATGTTAAACCTGGCATTAATCCACGTTTCTTAAGCCAAAAGATAGCACAAAAACTCCCTGAAAAAAATATTCCTTCAACGATAGCAAAAGCAATAACACGTTTAGCAAAACTTGATTCCTTATCATTTATCCATTTAATAGCCCAATCAGCTTTTTTAGCTACAGAAGGAATAGTATCAATAGCATTAAATAAATAATGTTTTTCTTTATTATCTTTAATATAAGTATCAATTAATAATGAATATGTTTCAGAATGAATATTTTCCATTGCTATTTGAAATCCATAAAAACAGGCAGCTTCTGGTATTTTAATATCATTCATAAATCTTACTGCCAGATTCTCAAGTACTATTCCATCACTTCCAGCAAAAAAAGCTAATATATTTTTAATAAAATGTTGCTCTTCAGGTCTAAGTTTTTTCCAATCATTCATATCTTTTGATAGATCTATTTCTTCTGGAGTCCAGAATGATGCTAATGCTTTTTTATATAAATTAAATAGTTCTTTATATCCTATAGGAAATAATGTATATCTATGATTTTCATCAGATAATATTTTTTCAGTAATTTCAGACATTTATAATTATATAAATATATAATTTTTAAATAAAAACTTAAAAATAAATTTTAATTAATTTTAAAATTAATATGTGTTTAAATATTAATGAATACATCTATGATACCTAGAACATTACAAAATACTAGAATGAATGAAGTATTAAAATATAGAAATATTATAATAGTATCAATTATACTATTTGTTTCTATTTATATTGCGTATACAATATCAAAATCATATAAAATTTCAAAAATATTATATAATATGAAACCTATTGATGATTATGTTATAGTTACTTCAAAGTTAAATAAATATCGTGATTTAAAATTATGTGATTTTTATATTGCTAGTGCTTTTAGACCTTATATGGGAAATAACCAATTTTTTAATTATATAGATTTGTCTATTACAGAAAAAATTATAACCAGTGGTGTAAGAAGTATATATGTAGATATTTTTAATGATAATATGGGTATAGAAGCAAGTCCAGTAATATCTAGTGGAATTTCAGAAGGACAGTGGAAATTATCATTAAACACTGTTCCATTTGAAGAATTGTGTAAATTAATATCTACTACTTGTTTTAATGCTGGATATGTAAATAATTTTGAAGATCCATTTATACTTATGTTAAATTTAAATGTAAATGGAAATTTAACATGTTTAAATAAAATCCGAAATCATATTTATACTCATTTAAGACGATACTTATTATCTAATAAATATACTTATGGTAAAGTAAATATGGCACAAGTTCCAATTAAATATTTAAAAAAAAAAATATTAATATTTACTAGTAATGGTTATCAACATTCTGATTTAGAAGAATTTGTAAATTATTCTTGGAATAAAGAAAGTTTAAAAAAAATAAGTTATGAAGCATTAGATCCTAATACATTTAATGCAAATGTAATTAAAATAGACGGTCAAACATTAAAAAATTATAATAAAAATAATTTAACTATAGTAACACCTAATGAATCACTATCAATAACTGATTTATACACTAAAAATTATAATCCTAATTATTTTTGGGAAACTGGATGTCAAATAGTATGTATGAATTATCAATTATTAGATGAACATTTTGATACTTATATTTCTAAATTTCGAAATGATAGTTTTATATCTAAACCGTCTATATTACAAGGTGCTTATATCAAAGAAAAGGTGGGTATAAAACAAACAGAATTATCTAAAAAAATGAAAAACATAGATATGGATAATGATGGACAGAGATGCCCTGAGGCACCATCAGAAGATTATTTATCGGGTAGTGAAATAATAACATATAAAGATAATAATTCCAGATATGGATTATGTTTTATAAGTGCAAATAATAAAGAATGTAATTGTTCAGGCGATGATTGTTTAAATAAAGAATTATATAATGACGAATTATTAGATGAAAGTAAAGATTATAAATTATGTTGTAGTAATAAAAAAATTAATGATCCGTATATAAATAATAATAAACATTATCTTTCACAATTAGGAGATGATATTCAAACTAAAAAAAAATTAGATGTAAATATAGAGGGAAATGATAATTTTAAACATTTAAATTTATATAGATTAGTGGAATCTACTGATGAAAATGCAAATAGTATAGAAAATAAGAATATATGTTTAATTGATAAGCATTTAGAACCTCCTAGATGTCCTAATGGTTGGGAAAAATCTGGTAATTTATCTAATGGATATAGTATATGTTGTAGAAATACATAAAAAATAAAATAAAATATATTTTATTATTAATGGATAATATTATTGATTTTTCTGATATAAGTCAAGAATATGCTAGAATAAAAACTGAAGTTAAAAATGATTTAGTTAATGAATTTAATAAAATACCACAATTAAATATAGAAACAAATCAAATAGAAGAGAAAAAAGCATTTCAATTGACAAATATAAGTTGGAAAACATATAGAAGTATATCAATATTAATATTATTTAGTAGTATATTTTTTTCTCATTTTTTAAAACTTCATTTTGAGAAAAGAAATACAGATCCATATTTAAATATGGTATTAAATATTTTACTACTATTTTTTATATTTAACTTGGGTATTTTTTTATTTTATAAAACATACTACAAATATATAAAATCTAAGAAAGGAGCTAAAGGTAAAAATGGTAAAAGAGGTGATAGAGGAATACCAGGTGAAAATGATAATTGTGATATTTCTACACGAAAAATAGGTCATTTTATTAGAGAAAAAAAATTATTTAAAAAAGAAATTATAGAAGATGAAGAAGATACCATAATAGATTTTGATAAATTAGAAAAAATGAAAAAAGGGTGGTATAATATTAGAACAGATTCCATAGGAAAAAAAAATCATAATGGTGGAAATATTACTAATAATATTATAGGAATATCTTGTAATAAAAATAAATTTTGTAAAAAATTTGGATTAAATAATATAGAAGCTGAGAAAAAAAAAACAAATAATAATGATAAACCTATAATAGGTGCTATGATAAATTATAATAAAAATACAAATAAAGTTATTGCAGTTCAATATTTATATGATAGAAATAAAGATCATCAAAAACATAAACATAATATAGGTAATTTCGGTTCAACACCTAATAATGTAAATGCTGGAACAATAGGTAATTATAATAATCAATCTAAAGGTATAGAAAAACATAATTTTGTTTGTCCTAAAAATTCAGCTATATATAAAGTAGAAGGAATGTATGATAATCAAGGAATAAGAGGATTAAAATTTCATTGTCAAGATATAAATACAGGTAAATTAGTTAAATCTTATAATAATAATAATAAAAAGGTATATGGTGTTTCTTTTGGTTTAGAACCAAAAGCAGATTCTGATAATTATCATTATGATAAATCAGAATGTAGTATGTATAAACATAATAATAAATATTATCCTACATTTATTTCAAATATAGGTGGACAATATGATCGTAGAAAAAAAACCATTCAAAATCTATCTTTTAATAAGTGTAGTTTTTACTATAATGATTAAATTCTAATTTTATTTTTATTTAAAGTTTATTAATATTATTAAATT